AGTACAAAATTATGTATTGGAAATCAATAAGATAACTGATCTTAAAAAATACGGCATGGCTTACCGAAGAGGAAAGGGAGAAGGGCAGAAATGGTATGTCAATCCGTATTTTTTTGTTATGGTAGCATTGGAGTTGGATCCAGAAATATATGCCAAGGTGATAATATGGCTACATGATGGATTTATAGAGGACAGGAATGCCGCCGGAGAAGCTTATATCAAAATGAGTTCATCTGTAGCTAGATTGGTTAATGATAAGAGTCAGTTGTCTGATAGGATATCAAGAGTTGCTAAAGCTATTAATTTTATAGTGTTTAATAAACATGAGAGTGGGATAAGAAATATGGCCACAAAGAATCAGTTGAATGATATAGTGGCTATAGAGAATGTTATTACCGGCATTATAGATGGGGGCTTTATAGATACTTATGATAAGCTTGTAGACTATCTTGGACATGAATGGAAGAAGAAATGGGGTAATCCTGTTGCGGCTTTAAAATATTAGTGTTAAAGAGACTCATCGTTATATAAATGGTGAGTCTCCGTTTTTTTAGATTATCTTTGTGTCAGAACGAAATTAATTAGACATGAGCAAGTATGTAATCAAGAGGAAGATACCTAAATATCAAGAGGCCGGGGAAGTCGGGTCGTATATGCTTGGTAATATGGACGGTATACAAGGGTTAGGTATAGAACCTTTGGTGAATACCAACCAAGGATTACCCGCGCCGGTCAATCCGCTAGGGATATATTCTTTGGATACTCCAGATCAGTTGAGGACTAAATATGCTAATGCTTTTGATCAGGATAATGTGTTTCCGGCTAGCTTCAAGGGTAGTTTGCAACGTATAGCTGAGAATTATCAGGACAATGGTATTACGCTTAATAACATAACTGTTAACGATGTTGATAAGTCTAAGACCGGTTCAGGCGAGACGGATGTTTTTGATTTTACCACCATCCCTTACTATGGCGCTGATGATATAGGGTCTAGATTCACTCAGATGGGTCGTGGTATAGGGCGTATGAGAAGCGAGGGATATGGTGATTTATCCACTGGGGCTAAAACAGCTAATACGATAACCACCATAGCCTCAGGAATTAGTGGTATCATGGGGTTGGCTCGTAACGTGGTTTCTGGGATAGCGTCAGAGAAAGGTACTCGTACCAATATCAGGTTAGCTCAGGAGCGTGAGGCCAGACAAAGAAGGCAATCCCAGATGCAGTACAAGGATGGTGGGGGTGTTTATCTAGGACCTAATAATAGGTTCGATAGCGGAAGCCTTACCGGTGAGTACCTGTATCCGTTACCTAAGTCGATGGAAGATCAAGCCAACGTGGAGGTCGAGAAGGGTGAGTACGTGACGCAGCCCGGAGAGGCGCCGATGGAGGCTATGGGGCAGAAGCACGCCGATGGTGGAACCCCCGTTTCCTTGGAGCAGGGAACGAAGGTTATTACCGACGACACAACCATAGAGCCGGATTTCGCTAAATACATCAGAGATACGTATGGGATCAAAGCCACGCCTAAGGATACGTATGCTACGTTAATGGACAGGTATAAGGCTAAGATCGGTCTTAAATCGGCTTACGATGATCAGAAAAAGGCGCTGGAGAAGCTGAAGAAAAACGATAAGATAGATGACGAGAATACAAGGCGTTTAAACGCCTCCGTATTATCCAAGGCTATAAATGATAGCAACGATATCGTTAATGGATTAGAGGGAAGATTTACGGACTTCGCTAACGTCATGTACAAGGAGCAGGAAGACCAGAAGATAAAGAAGGATGAGGATACGTATTTCGCTAAGGGTGGTGAAATAGATAACATCATATCCAGATCCATGAAAGAATACGGTCTTACGGAGGAGGATATAGCTGAGGCTAAGAAAGAGCTGCTTAAGAAAGTGGCTGGTATTCGCCAGAAGATGGAGATAGGAGGCACGTCTTTGTTCGGTCGTAAATTAACTTTCCGCCCGATCGAGAATAGGTTCAACAATGATCCTAACTATTTCGGTTATCAACGCCAAGGAACTGATGGCTCTTATGGAGGTATTAATACGGATGAGAGGTTGAATTATTATAAGACATTCAATCCGGTCGCTTACGATGCTTATATGGGAGCTTCAGAGGGCGCTAGGGCTAGGGCGTTGCAAGACGCTATCTACGGTCAGACAAGTAGCTGGATGGGCTTGGCTACGGCTGAGAACCCGATCATCGCCAACGCCGAGGCGCTTCGGGATTACACGACGCTCGTTTCCTTTGGCGGTGAGGATAGTCAAGGTAATTACCCGGAAGACAAGAAAGCCGCATATCATGATAGGATGAGAGACAATAAATTAGGTTTGTTTACCACATCTCGCCCTATGATCGGTCTAGACGTTGTTACAGAGGAACAGCATAAGGCTCTTAACGATGCTGGTATCACCCATTTTAGCCAACTATTCTCTGACAAGAACAAGGATGTCGTTAATAAGATACTTGGCGAGGATATGCTTAAGATGCAGGCATTGAGATCCATGAAAGGAATGGAAGGTCTTGATTTTATACTTGACCCTCATAAGGTGGCTCCCGGTCCTATGGATATAGGTGATGTGGAGGATCCTGATGTTAAGTTGGATATGCCTGAGCTGATTGATCCTAATACACTCCCTAAGACCAATACAAATGCCAGTACTAACACCGGTAAGACTAATAATGGTAACGGGAACAGGAATATAGTGGGTGGTGGCCTTGACTTCCCTGAGGTGTTCAGGATGACTCCGGGAGCCGTGACAACGGAAGGTCTGGAAAGGCATTACGCTCCTACCGTGGATCCGGTGTTGAGATCGGCTGATCAGTATATGGTTGAGGCCAATCGTGCTTTCCAATCACAATTGGATCAGATGGGTAATGTCCCGGATTCCCAGAGAGGGGCTTTATCATCCAACTTACAGGCTATCATGAGTTCCAATATAGGTAAGTATATAAATGAGGTAGAACAAGGGAATGTGGCTCAAAGAACTTGGGCTGATAATGTCAACGCTCGGTCATGGGCTGACACGTATGATAAGAATATAGCCCAACGCCAAGCTTACCAGCAACGTATATTACAGGGATTGGCTATTAATGACGAGAACTGGGCTAGGTATTTCGATAGCGTAAATGATGAGATCCAGCAGAAGTGGAATACGGCTACGACCATGAATACATTAAGGTCTATATTCGGGGATGTAAAGATCGGTCCTAATGGGCAGTTGATCGCTGATCCTCAAGGAGATATATTGAGTTATAGGAGATTATATCCCGCTCAGGAAGTAACTAAAGGCAAGAAAGGATAAAGGATGGCTTCACAATATAGTATATTAAGGAATTACGGCAAGTACGTATCACCCTACAACATGGATGTTATGATGCAGGGGATGGGGTACATGCAGCAGAAGATAGATACCAATCGGCAGGCTATAAACGAGTATGCTGATTATATTATCAATTCTGACATTATAAAACCTCAGGACAGGGAATATCTTCAGAACAGGTTAAATGGATTGATACAGGACGTGAATAACGTGTATCGTAAATCTAATTTGGCTTCTGACGGTATAGCCAGAAGTATACAGGCTCGTCTTGGAGAAGCTCTGGATACCCGTGTGTTGAATGCTATTGCCGGTACTAGGGAGATCCGGGCTTTTAGCGAGAAGATGGAGGATATGAAGCTGAACAATCCCAAGATGTATAGTCCTATAAACGAGGCTGAGGCTTTCGCCGATGCCGTGGCTTGGATGAATGACGGTCAGGTAGGGACACGTCTTAATCCTATACATTATACCCCTTATACGGATTATCATGCTGAGATTGATGAGAAGATGAAGAATTTCATCTCCCTTAACAAGGGGAAGAAAGTCAATGTACCGGTGACTGATGCCAATGGTAACAGGACGGGCGAGATGCGTGAGATGTATATAGATGAGATGAGTTACGCTCAGGTCAGGGATATAGCCATGGCTTCTATATCTGAGAACGGTAAGGCTCAGATGCAATTAGAGGGAAGATATATGGCTAGAACGAATCCTGACTTATTTAATGTTCAAAGCACCTCAGATTTCCTTAAAGGGTATATTGATGATTTCAGTGTCAAGGAAGAATCCATACGAGCCAAGCTAAAGGGCGTTGGCAATGACAAGGCCAAGAGGGCTAAGTTGGAGTCGGAGCTGGCGGATATTATCAAGCAGAGAAATGATTTCGTGGAGGAGGCCGAGGGCGTTATCGGTAGCAACTACAGCCCGGAGCGAGCCGGCATGTTCATGGTACGACAGCAGTTCCTTCGTGGCGTCGGGCTGAGATGGTCTTATAATAACTCATACGAGACGTTGGGTGTTGATGATTATTATTTCAAGGCTAATCAGCAGATGATTGAGAGAGCTAAGTTTAATGAGACAAAAAGGCATAATCTAGCCATGGAGAAAGCAGCGTTGATGAGAGCCAGCAAATCGGGTAAGTCGGAGAATGGAGGTGGCGGAGGTGATGACACGACCGGGCCTACCGTGGTTACCAAGAGCGCAAACCTTGACGATGTGAGCATAAGCGATGAGTTCATGAACGGGTTCATAGCCAACGAGAAGGCGGTGACTACCGGCATGGGTAATTTCGTTAAGTCATTATCAGATGACGCTAGAAGGAAGATCGACGCATGGGCGTCTGATCCTGAGAATAGTAACGTGGTCAAGGATATGGATAACGATCAGGTTATCATGGCTTATTTCAAGGCCAATGGAGGGTCAAGGAACGAGTTGCTTGATTACAATGGTCAGGATAGTTATTTGAAGCTTCTTGGATTAAATACCCAAAGAGGGAAGTATAATAAGATCAATGATGGATTCAATAAGGCGAGCAATGCTGTTTTGGATGGTATTGATACTATAATTCAGAGAGAAGCTAGATCGGACAGTGGGTCAGGTATAGATATTAGTTATGGATTCGGCACATTCAATCTTGGAGATATTAATAACAATGGCGATAAGGTTTTTGATATAAATGGTATAAACGATATAACATTAAATGATTGGAGTAAGTTGTCCGCTTACAGCTCTTTGTTAAATGATAATATAAATACTATTAATTACGGTGTTGAAGGAGAAATGCCTCATGTATCAATGGATTCGGGTCAATCAGGTGTCTTATTGGATCGTGTGAATGATTTAATGGGAACGTCTTTTTCGCTTGATGATATTGAATCTATAATGTCTCTTGCCGTATCTGGGGCTAGTAAGAATAAGCACATTGAGGAAATAAGAGATAGGTTTGCCGGGGATAACAGGGCGATCGCTGTCGCTACCGCTATATATGATGAGGCTCATAAAGAGAGGAATGATTTATTAAGACATAAATGGAGTCGTGGGGATTTAGGTAGGATCGCTGATGACGCTAAACGTGCTGGCGAGGATTACCTGAGACAATATCGTCATGAGTATGCCGAGCGTGAGTATATCTTCTCCGGTGATTATCCGTCTAAAAGTCAAGAAGAGAAAGATTATATAAAGGTTAGTGACCTATTTACCCGTGGTGGCGGTTTTATTCCTAAGGATAAGGATAATGCCAATACGAAGATAACGTTTACCATATCCCCTATAGGTGATGGTAATTATCAGATCATTGGCAATAATGGAGGTGATGGTCGATCTGTTGTTGAGGTAAGCGAGGCTGATCTGGCTGCGAATAGACTTACTTTCTACAAAGAGGATGTAAGCATCCCGTCCGAGACCTATGATTCCGGTGTCGTACCCATATCTTTCGCCAGCTCAAGCAACAACGCTTATGGGAAGATGGCTAAGTCATTGTTGGCAGCTCCATTCGCTTACGCTAGCGGGGCCAAGGACACGGTAATGCCTTATATAGATATGTTTACGAATATAAATGACGGTAATATCAGGAAGAATCAGATGATGATCGCTACTGACGTGTTGTTCGATAACGCTTCTATGTACGAGTTAAGGGCTTCCGGATATAAGTATAATAATGGTTCTTCTGGGATAAATGTTGATATATATAGCAAAGGAGGGGCTAGAGAGGGTAATACCCCGTTGTATTCAATTGATCTGGATGGCGTTAACTATGCTGATGAGGTAGCAAGGAAGATCGACTTCTGCCCGCAGTATTATTTGGTCATGGCATGGCAACAGATACTTAGCAAGGAGAATGAGGTGTATTGGAGGAGCGAGGGAAGATCTACTACTGATGATTTCGAGAGCTTCATCTCGCCCATAGCTGATATGATTGATCAGGAGATAAGAAACAGGAATAACGGAAATAGTGGAAATAATGGAAACAATGGAAATCTATAATAATACCTCTAACGGAAAGGATCTTGCCGAGAAGTACAGATATCCTACCATAAACGTAGATAATATAAAGGCTATTGGTACGGATCCCTATGATATACCGGATCGTGACCTGCCTCCGGTATTGGATCCGTATTCCGCTTCCGAGAGATCAAAGTCCCAGATACCGTCATTGTCGGAGAGGATCAAGAATACTGTTAAGACAAATTATTATGATGATATGAAACATATGTCCCCATTAGGATATATAGCTTCTGATCAAAGCTATAAGGGCAGGTTTAATCTTACTGGTCCGGAGATATCGTTGGAGGATTCAAGGTATCGACTTAGTAGCGGTACTTGGATACCTAAATACGAGTCTTATATCCCCGGTGTAGATAACGACACACGTTTATCTAGGAGTCAAGGTAGGACTGAGAAATGGATGAGAGGTTTGGGGAAATTTGTAGGTAAAGCCGCTTTGTATGGATTAGGTGGTGTTATTCAGCCTTTTTATGGTATTTACGCCGGTGTATCCAGAGGTAATTTTAACGCTGTTTTTGATAACGATTTCACGAGATGGTTGGATGATCAGGACAAGAAGATGGATTACGGTCTTGCTCATTATTACAATCGTGAGGAGCGGGATATGAATTTCCTTCAAAGCATGACCACGGCTAATTTCTGGTTTAACGATTTTTTATCCGGTCTTGCTTTTACCGCTGGAGCCATGTTATCGTCAGCCGTATATTCCGGCGCTGGATTGATGAACTTAGCTCGTACGGGAGCTAGGGCGGGCGTGGCTTTGGCTAGGATAGGCAAAGCGGCTTCGGATACCAAGAAAGCGTTCGGCGTCTACCTTAGGGCCGCCCGTACGGGACGGAGGATAGGCAAGGGACTGGACACCCTCGCTTTCCTTGGCACATCTACCTCGTGGGAGGCATCTGTCGAGGCCAGAAGTATGCTGATGGAGGCTGAGGAGAATTTCAGGCAGTCTTACCGTAACGCTTATGGAAGGGAAGTCCCATATGAGGAGCTTATGAAGTTCAGGGCTGATAATGCCAATGCCGCTAATGCTGTATTCGCCGCCAACGTCGGCATATTGTCATTATCCAATATAGCTATGTTCGGCGATATGTTCGGCATGGATCTTGGTGTGGATAAGTTCATAAAACGCAATATATTTGGCGTAGGTGCCGAGAGGATGGATAACGGTACGTTAAGAGCCATAACACCAAAGAAATGGCAGAAGGTAGCCGGAAATACGTTCAATATCATCAAGCGCCCAGTGTCAGAGGGTCTGTATGAGGAAGGTCTTCAGGGAGTGGCTAGTAAGTCCGCCAAGGATTGGGTAGAATCAAGATACAATCCTATGGCTATCCGGCAGAATATAGGCTATATGGAGGCTATAAAGAATGGGTTCAAGGAGACGTACGGGTCTAGCCAAGGATGGAAGGAGATCGGTATCGGTATGATTATCGGATCGATTATGGGTGGAAAGACTATTGGGGGTATAAAGGAATGGAGCCAAGACATGTCCCGGAACAAGGGGATGGTGGAGGCCTACAACGCCAATGCCGGCGCCTTGACCACCGCCGCTGTCCGTGCTATTCGTGGCAGTATGGCTCTTAACGCTCAATTATCTGGTGTAGACACATCGTACGAGAGTGATGGTAGGATCATAAATAAGGATTTTAGTGACGCCGTATTCAATCGTCTCCGTTATGATTCGGAGATGGGGATGTTGGATGACACCAAGGAGAATTTCAGGACGGTAGTCGAATCTATACCTAATAGCGATATAGCGTCCGATATGAATATGACGGATGAGCAGGTTAATGAGTATAAAGCCGATCTTGTCAACGAGTTTAATAAGAAGGTGGATAATTTTACCATGGCCAACAGATTCGCCGACTCACTTACTGAGGGTATCCCGAACAGGTCTTTTAACGCCTATATCTCCAATATGGTATATAACGGTATTGAGGCTAAGGATAATTTGAATGATATCACCAATCAGTTAAACAGGATATATAAGACGGGTATAGGTGATGCCCTTGATATATACTCTCATCTTAATCCTGATTCAAGCAAGGCTCTCGAAAAACTCCGGAAGCTGACGAATGATATACGGAAGATGGAGAGGAATATCTTAAATACTCAACAAAAGGTTGCATCGAAGGAAGCAATTGAGTCTGATAAGACTAAGTTGGCTGAGGAGAATGATAGGCTTCTTAAATTGACGGAAGAAAGAATTGCCTTGGAGAGAAAGTTAAGCACGTTGATTAATTCAGATGTGGATATATCTAAGTTATCTTTAAATGATAATGATTCTAAGATTAGCGTCTCAGATCTTATGGCGGCTTATGAGACTATAGTTGATTTTGAGAATGCCGTGTCTACCCGTGGGGTCGATAATCATAAAGAGGCCATGGCGTTGCTTAGCGAGTATCGTCATAATCTTGTGGCTTATAAGAATATAGACGAGTCTCTTCGTCGTATGCGTGACAGAAGATTCATCCGGGCGCAGGAGCGCGGGTTCATGAAGATATTGTCGAACGCATGGGGTAAGACTTATGAGGAGGATGATAGCAAGTATGATTTCAGGAATACTGATAATCCTGAAGCAAACGCCCTTTACGCTAATGATCAAGCCATAGACAAGGCTTACCAAGATGGTCTTATAGGAGAGGATGAGGCATTTATGTTCAAGACATATAATCATATGATAGCCAGATCTATGGAGAATGAGATTAAGGCTGATGAAAGTAATATAGTTGAGAGGGTTCCTGATGATGAGGATATTATAAATCCTTCAGATGATAGAGCCAATGATATAGCCATAAAGATCTGGAACGGTAATGAGGATATTTTATCTCCTAGGGAAAAGCAGATATATGATAACAATAAGGATCGTATTAATAATCTTGTAAAAGGATTTGGCGATAATCCTATAGCTAGGATAAATAGGGCTAAGTCAATGATAGATAGATTAAAGATCAATGATAATGTATCAGATAATATTAAGGATAATATTGATGATATCATAAATGTGAATATTAATGGTCTTGATCAGGATCGGGTTAAGGAGGCTATAAAGACCTATAACGATCTTATGAATGAGGCTGACAATGGCAATGAGGTTGACCAGGATAAGCTTAATGAGGCTATTGATATTATCAATAATTATTCCGATGGTCCTCTTCTTCAATTCGTGGAATGGATGAGGTTGTATGATAACGGAAGTATAGCTGTCAAGGATTACGATAAATCCATACCTATGGGTGATGTCCTCACAGAGAGCGAACCCGGGACATCCACCGGCGGGACGGAAGTTAACGCCGCCCAGAATCCGGTGGTGTTGATGGCTCAGAAGAGAGAGATCGGTGGGGTTATGTATTATGAAGTTGGCGGAATGAGACTTGATAGGTTTATGGACAGTCTTGGGCTTAAAAGATCTGATGCCACTGATACTGATAATGGAAGGGTGATGGATTTCACCAACGGAACCGACATATTTACTGTTATAGAGTCAGATAACCACTCAAGATGGATGATTAGCGAGGATGACGCTCAGGCTTTCGAGAACGCTACCGGTGTCATATTGGGGCGGCAAACCGCCTTGTCGACCTCCATCTGGTTCATGGTGTATCGCAAGGGGCAGGATGGATCTATTGTCCCTTATTATACGGGTGATACGTTTGGATCTAACAACGAGTCGGTGAATCAGGAAGCCGTAGCTAATCTCCGTAAGGATAATATCGTAAGGTTTAAGATGGATATGTCAGATCCATATACCAAGGAATTGTATGATAAATACAATAGCCTTAACGCCGTTGACCCTAATTCTGATGAGACTAAGTCGGCTTACCGAGAGCTGGTTGATAATATGGTTATTAAGATCGTGGATAGCGACGGCAATTTCGTCTCGGTACTGAAAGCCAATGACCCGGATTCAAAAGGAAGCAACGCTGATTTAAGGAGTAGGGCCTTTGAGTTATATAGGGATAATATAGGATCTGTTACTGGCGAGATTGATATACCGTTCGTAGGTACAGTTACCAGTGTTTTGCCGGGAAGACCTAATTTTAGCGTAAGTGATGATAATGGTACGTTGATGGTATCCGAGAATGATTTTACCAACGAGACGGTTGGTAAAGTCGAGAGCGTAGGATATATAGAGAATGGGGAGGTTACGATGAGGGATGATATTAAGTATAATATATTCCCGTTCTGTACGGCTATCGTCAGGGACAAGTATGGTGACTATAAAGATTCACGTATCCCGGTCGTAGCTATAAAGACAGGAAATGGAAGAAATTACCTGTACCCCGTAAGATTGAAAAATCAGGATATATCGTCATTCTCATCCATGATCGGATCGATGGCTGATAGGATTACGGAGGGTCTAGGCGGAGGCGTAAGTATTGATGATATAATGGATCTTAATAACGCTATAGCCAGATCAGGGTTGGATAATAAGACATATATGATTCCGCTGGCGGGAGACGTGGATGTTATCAAGAACCGGCTTAAAGCTGTCAAGGAAGCGGCTAGCAGGATGCCTATGACCGCTGACGTAAGAGGATGGATAGGTGATTCCAGAACTAAGGAGGATATTTTGATGAATGACGTTACGATCAACATCGATCTTAACAACGATCCTTTCATAGCTCCTAAGTTTAGGATGAGTATCAAGGAGAACAAGGTATCCAAGGAGGAGACGGAAGTCTCGTTCCCTAACCTGCCGGATCTGCCATCGGAGTTCGCCTCGCCTGCGAAGGCTGCCGAGGACAAGTCTTTGGTTTCCGACGGTAACGTAGTATCCGGAGAAAATGAGGCGGAAAATCCTTGCTAAATAAAATATCTTGACTTATCTTTGCGGCGTCAGTCCATCACCTGACGAGTAAGATATTTAAAAGTTGGTCCCTGTCGGGTGTGTGATGGCCCCGGTGGGGACTCTTTATATTATGCGACTAGATTCTTTTTTACACCGTAAAATTATGCAAGACCTACGCATCCAGCGAGTGAAGGTCTTGATGATGTTATACACCAGTAACTATTTTGTCAAGGTCAGACAAAAGCAGTTGCTTGATCATACATACTCATTAAGCAGGGATCAGGCTTTTGATTATACGACTGAGTTCAACAAAAGGCTTAGTGATAAGGTTGGTATAAAATGTACGATGGATATCCTTTTACCTACCGATGATGATAATGCTAACATCATAATCGAGCACAATGGTATTATCAAGAAGTTAATGAAGGAAGCCGAGAAGCTGGAACTTGATACTGATGCTATCAAAGCCATGATGCGTGATCTTCTTGATGAGTTGAAGGATGATATTGATCTTAATATCCTGATATTTGACGTAAGCCAGTTGCTTATAAAATACAATCTATTTAGGTTGGATGCTATAACCGAGCAGGAGTTCAAGAACTCTTTTGTCAGGATGGATAGTAGGAATATGGAGATAAAGAAACTAACTTTATCTGATATCAAGAAGGTGGTGGAGATGATAGAGGATAGGTATAGCTACGCTTTATATATGACAGAGGAATATGGCTGATTACATTTTTTGTAAAAATATCTCCTGTTTGTTTGTAGTTTCAAAATAAGGTCTTATATTTGCGGTGTCTATCCGTTGCTAGACCAGAAGAAGATATTAATATCGCTTAGGCGTAGGCGATAAATGAGAGCTATCAGTGGAGTAACGGACGCTGGTGGCTCTCGTTGTTTTATAGGAACTCGCATTTGAAAACCCCTAAATCTTCAGTTTAGGGGATGAAAAACGCGGGGTAGCGCAGCTACCCTTAGGAATTTGGCTTGAAAGCCCTACCCACGGAGCGTG